GCTAACTATAGAAAAGAAAGTAGAGGCGCACATTCACATGAAAATTATATTGAAAGAAATGATAATGATTGGTTATGTCATACAATTTCTAAATTAAATAATAATGATGTAATTTTAACTAAAAGAAATGTTATTTTTGAAACATTAAATAATGAAGTTGATACTGTAAAATTAGCAAAACGTATTTATTAATATTGAATAGGGTGGTCCATTAAGAGGTGGAAAAATGCCTGAACCAACAAGATTTGGTGATTGGGAAAGAAAAGGTAGATGTACGGATTATTAACATGACAATTTCTTAAAAGATTAATAAAAAACAACAATAACAAGAATATTAAAAATACTAATAAAAATTCAAGAAACACTATCAAACATATCGTAAAAGATAGGATAATTATATATATATATAAATAATATATGATAATATTTAATGATTGGTTTGGAAGACTAGGTAATAATATAATACAACTTTGTAATATAATTGATATTGCATTATATTATAAACATGATATACAGTTTAATGTAGAACATAAATTTTTTGATTTAAAAGTAATTAGTGACTATTTTAGTAAATATAATAATAATATAAAAATTACTGATAAATATAATTTTTATTATCCAGAAAAAATAAATAATGTTTCACAAAATATATTTAGAAAAAATAGTAAAGAAAAAAGAGATTTATTAAAAAAAGCTTTTAAAATTAAAAATGTAAATGCTTTAGATGAGGACATTTTAGTTATACATTTAAGAAGTGGTGATATATTTAGAAATACTGGTGCCCATGAGGGATATATTTCTCCACCACTTGCATATTTTGTAAAAAAGATATATGAAATCCAATGTAAAAAAATAATTATTTTATGTGAAGATAAAAATAATCCAATTTTAAATAGATTATTACAATTATATAAAAATGCTGTATATAGTAAAAATTCTCTAGAAGAGGATATTAAAATAATATTAGGTGCAAAAAATATTATAATGAGTGTTGGAACTTTTATACCTTCTTTATTATTAATGTCTGATAATATTAAGTGTGTTCATGGAAAACTAATGAAATGTCAGTCTATAGATTGTAAATATAATCATTATCAATACATAAGTAATGATAAAGAACTAAAAGAATATTATGAACTAATGCATCCATGGAGAAATACAGAAAAACAAATAAATACGATTTTAACGTATAAATATTAAAAATACTGTATGGTTTTTAATATATATATATTTAACATATTAAAGGATATTCAGCTCCTTCTCTTTTATGAATACCTTGAATTTCTACTAAATCAGCATGCTTAATATTATATTCACCGACGCTTATAATTTCATTATATAATTCATTATATTCATCTGATTTCTTATCTAATTTATCTAAGTTTAATAAATTTATTAAAGGTTTATTTAAATATACAGAATTTAATAGTTCCTTTTCTATTTTATCATTTAATTTTAATTGATTAATTAAATCAGAATTTAAACTGTAATATTCTCTCTTTTTTGTCACCATAAAATTTAAAAAAGGATAATATCCTAAATTTAAAATTACGCGATTCATTATTTCTATATTTTCATTTAATATTTTTTCTATAACATTTTCTGAAAATGTTTTACTTATATTCATATGTTCTTCATATATTTTTACACAATGTGCCATATATAAATTACCCAGTATTTGTGCCATATCAGCTGATATACTTTGTTCTTTTTTTATTTTTCCTCCTTTTAAAGCGACAAAATTTGATAAACACGCAAAATATGTTGTTTGTTTTTCTAATAAATTAAATTCAAATAAACTTTGATAAAAAGCCTTCCCTACTAACCCTACAGAATGACACACAATATTTTTAAAATTATTAAAAAATAGATTTATATTATTATCATCTATAGATTGTAATATTGGATATATATGAGGATGACTTTTATTTAATCCTTGTCCAAATATTATTAAATTTTTTGTTAAAACATTACTACCTTCTACAGTAATACCTATTGGAGCATTTTTATAAAATTTTTCTAAAACATTATTTTCTCCTTTACATATACCAGATCCACCATGTATATCCATAGCATCTTTTATAACTTCTCTACCTCTTTCTGTTGTTTGTTGTTTCATAATAGCACTTATAACAGATGGTTTTTCACCATTATCTAATAATTGATTTGTAACAAATATACTTGCTTGTATTGCCCATGTATTATATAACATGTTTGCTAATTTATTTTCTATTGCTTCCATATTTATAAGAGGAATATTAAACTGCTTTCTATGTTTACTATATAAATACATAGATAAAGTTGAAACTTTTGAAGAAGCATTAGCTGTAGCTGGTAAACATATACCTCTACCGGCAGCTAAACATTCCATTAACATTTTCCAACCTTCACCTATCATATTTTCTCCACCAATAACTTGATCTAAATCTATAATAAGTTCACCTTTTAGTGTACCGTTAGGAAAACCTACATCTAATGGATTATGATATGTTTCTTGTTTTAATCCTGGATGTCCTTTTTCTAATAAAGCTACAGTAATTCCTTGTTTTTGGTTTTCTAATAAATTATTAGGGTCTTTCAAATTAAATGCTAAACCAATTAAATTAGCTACTGGAGCTAATGTAATATATCGTTTATTTATATTTATTTTTACTTGTAATTTACCTTCATCATTTTTAAATATTTCACCAGAATCAATACTACCAGTAGCATCAGAACCATTATGTGGTCCTGTTAAACCAAAACATGGTATTTTAGTACCATTTGCTAATTCTGGTAAATATTTATTTTTTTGTTCTTCTGTCCCATAATTTAATAATAATTCAGATGGACCTAATGAATTTGGTACCATAGTAATTACTCCTAGTGCTGGATTAGCTGTTGTAATATAAGTTAAAATATTAGATAATTGTTGAACTGTTAATTTATTTCCATTATATTTTGTAGGAATTAAAAATGAAAAAAACCCTTCTTTACCTAAATGATTAAATATAGTATAATCATTAATATTCAACATTGGATATATTTTTTGATTAGTATATTTTTTTAATAAATTATCTGTTTTATTTTGTAAGGATAAATCTAATATTGTATCATCTATACTAAATTTATGTTTTTTTACTTTACCTTCGAATAATTCTCTATCAATAGATGTTGTACCACAATTTAAAGCTATTTTTTCAGTATCACTTATTTTTGGTATACGGTTTTTGATATTATTAAAAATAAAACGTTTCATTTTTTAAATTAATAATATATGTTTATTTTTTATTAATTAATTATTTATTTATTTAAACTTAATAGGGATTTTATCCTATTAGTTATATTATTTACATGCTATTGAAGTTATAATATTATATGTATATAAAAGTATTTCATCATAATCTAAATATTTATGTATAAATTCATTGTTATTACTAATTATTTTATCATATAGTACTGGATTTGATTCTAATGTATTGTATATACTTCTTAATTCTGTGATATCTGTATATTCAATAAAATTTACATTATTTTTTAAAAGATATGAATAAAATTCTTCATAATTTGATTTTTTATCTTTTAAAATTACTGAATTTGTACATAATAAAAGTCTCATTCTATCTGATAAAGTATTTCCATCATTATATAAAACATATTTATAATTTAAATGTTCAATCCATGGATGCTTCGTTTCACCTGCCATATTATTATTTTTTAATACTTTATATAAATTATCAGACATATGAACTTTTCCATGAACACTATCTGTATATGCCCAACCATCACAAATATCTTTATTATTTATAGCATAATTTAAATATGCTAGTTTACTTCTATGTGGTATACAAGATGTATAAATTTTATTTTTTTTATTAACTCTATGTTTACTTAAAATATATGATTTTTCTTCATTAAAGTTTTTAAAAGTTATGTTATTTTCATCAAGTTGAATATCACTATTACTAAAACGATGATTTGGTAATAAAAATTGAGAATAGTTATTTTTTTCTCTACAAAAATTAAAGTATCCTACTTTTGGTCTATCACATAAATTTATATTTATATTACAATCATTAACTTTATATTTTTCTAGTACATTATTTATTAATGATACATAAAGCCTTTCCCTTGAACTCCATGGTATAGATGCTTTTCCATGTATTATTTGTAGTATTTTATTATCTTTTATTATAATACATATACATTCAGTTTCTGGGGTTGGTTCTGATTTATATTTATGTTTTAAATTTATTTGTTGTTTAATTATATCATCAAATAATGTCATATTATATTTAAATTTAAATTTAAATTTAAATTTAAATTTATATTTATATTCAAAGATAATAACAAATAAAGATAAGAATATTATACTATATTTTTATAATAATATTTATTGTTTTTTATAAATCAAATAGCCTAATAAATATAAACATAATATACATATAAATATTTTTAAATCATCACCTAGATAATTTAAATTAAATAACATTGGTAAAGTAATTAAATACATTAATGAATCACCAGTTATTGCGTCACTTTTTGCTATTTTAGCATAATCTTTAAATAAATCTATTACATAATTATTACCTCTTTTTGTTGGTAATATAGTAGTAAAATAAAACATTATGTCATGAATAACTTGTATAATAATAAGCATGCTACTATACTTAAAAATAGGGTAAGCATTTGTAATTATATTATTACTTAATAAAGTTAAATAAGCAAATTTTGCTAAATAGAAACCACCAATTATTGAAGCCATATCTAGTATTACTGCGGTCCATTGTAAATTTGTCCACCAATTCTTTACTAACCATTTATATACAGCATTATCTCTTACTATAATAATACTAATAACCTCTACAATAAATGTTACTGTTAAAAAATCTAAAAATTCTAAATTTTTAATAATCATTATTATATATAATATGTATAATAACATTAACGAATTTTTAAAAGATTGTTTATTATATACAATTTCATTTAGTGTTGGAATTTTTATAATTACATATTTATTAAATATTCCAACACTTGTTTCAGGTAAAAAAAACATCATAGATGAATATTATATTAAAAATTTTGTCACAAACATTCCTATGGATTATATATTTGTGTTAGTTTACTTTCTAATAGCATATTTATTAATTTATTTATTTAAAGTAGATAATATTTATTTTAAAATATTAATAGTAGCTTTAACAACTGCTGCGTTAACATGTGGATTTACATATTATTTTATAAATAAACCAGTTACTACTAACATATATTCAAGATGGTTTCATTCAGTCGGTTATAATTCTATTACATATGATACTATACTAATTACATTCATTTACATCGTATATAGCTATTTGATTAAAAAATTAAATTAAGCACTTTATAATGGGTTATGTAGTATTTCCAGAAATATCATTAGCTCTATTATTGAAATTATTTGCGGAGTTTAATTTTATTTCAGAATCTTTTAAACATAAAGTTTCATAATAAGTTTCTAATTTATTTAAAAATGTATTTAAATTTTTTGTATGAGCTAAAGTGAAATTATTACTACAATCTACTTTATATTCATTTACACCTTCTAAATAATGCCATACTTCTTCTTCAATATTATCTTTATATTCACTATATAGAAAATAGTTTCTATCCCATTTAAAAAATGTAGAAATAGATGTTATTATACTTATTAATAGCTGTAGATTCCATGTAAGCCACCATATATAAACATATGATGGATTATTTTTATTTGTGTTGATTCCTGTTAAAGCTGGTGACAAAATACTTGCTAATATAATAAATAATCGTGAATAAAAATAAGAATATTTATATATTTTTTGTAAACATGATATTTTACTATATATTCTTTGTATTCTCCATAAGATCATCTTTTTTTCATTATTCTTTATATCTAAATCATTTATTAATGAATATATTAAATCAAAATTTGATAAAGGATAATCTTTATAGCAACACGCACGTACTCTATAATAATCTAACTTATCATTATTACTATAACAACAACCACCTAACCAATAACATCTATTATTTAATTGAGTTAATTGTTGATTATCATCATTATTTTCTAAATCAGGTAATTCTTGTTCTTTATTTTCATCATCATTATTATTATTCTTCATATAATAATAATGATTTAATAATTTTTATAATTTATTAATGTAATTATAGTTGGTAATAGTTTTACGTCCCACATATATTTTATCGCACATTGTGAATGATTTATTAAATATGATAAACTTATACATAGTGGTATTTTTAACTTATACGATAAAAATATACAATCAATTAATTTACAATTACAATAAAGGTATAATAATTCTAATGATATTTTATATATTACTAACCATATTATACATGACCAAAATATACTTTTCATTAAAAATTTACCTTTCATTATGAATGACGTCATCATTCATTATATTAACGCTTTTTATTTTTATTTCTTTTTTTAGATGTTCTTGATCGTCTCTTTTTTTGAGTTTTCTTTCTACGTTTTTTACCAGCTAAACTACGTATGGGCACATCAGCACTTCCTAATATTATATCAGTCGGATTATATACCCCTACTGTGGTTGATATAGGGATCTTTTCAGAAGAATCTAAATTAGATATCTTCACTTTTCTACCCAATGTATCAATATAAACTGGTATTTCAGATGCTGTTTTTGTTAAAGTATGTGCTTCAGGATGATAAGGAAATAATTGACCACCTACAACTACAACTTGTTGTACAGGATCGCCATTTCTATCTACTATCCATGTAACATGAGAATCTACATCCTCAGGGTCAGGATATGATATTGTTCCATCATCATTAACTCTACCTTCTGAAGAACCATCGCCTGACGTTATGCTTAAATTTTGTATGCTAGGTGAAATATTTATCCTAGTATTTCTATTTCTGGATAAACGGTTACGTATACTATTTCTTAATCTATTAAATACACCCGATCTAG